GTAGGACTTTTGTGTTCCTTACGCATCCTTGGACTTCTGCTCCTTAAGCATACTTTCCCTTAACGCCTTTAATCGCAATTTGTTAATTTCATTTGCAGAGAGAGAAACCCAAGCTTCATTCTTCTCCGTAGTAGGATCGTCAGCAATGAAAGCACCACTATCATCCCTAGCCCGTACCTTGTTAGAACTCTTCTTCTCAGCCATAGCTCTTCTCCTATCTGCCTATAAGGTTCTTCACTAATCGTACTTTATGACCACCCATATCTATCGTAGGATTACCAGCCATATTGCCACCGCCACCACGCCCAGCTTTGGCAGCACCCTTACTCTTTCTACCAGTAGAAGCATTTCTATTCTGCCCCGTTTCTCCCGTAACCTTGTTGGTAGTGCCGCCGCGATTGCTGTTATTGTCAGCCTTTATGCTCTGTAAGTAACCTCTTAAAAGAGTTTTGACTTGCCGAATGACAGACTTCTTTTCTTTAATATCATCTTTATTCGTAGAAGGTTGAGGGCCATCATCACCAAAGGTTACAGTAGGAGTCTTGCCGCTACCGCTTAACTTACTAATAGCTCTTTGCTCACTAACAATCACGCTCTTGAGAAAGCTAATAGCCCTCTTAGGATTGTCTGCGTATTTCTTGGAAGACAGGTCTTCCCTTATTGCGTCCATCGGTTCCATGACATTCTCCTTTGATCGAACCCTATACTAGAAAAAATATAACTGGCAAACCTTTTTCCAGAATAATGCGAGTGGTGGACTATTACAGTAACTACGTTACTAAGTTTTTACCCCCACCCCCCTATGCAACACTAACTGCTACTGCTAATTACCCTAGGTCAATATTGACACGAATGTCACCTGCTACTTGCACTTGAGAACGATCTATAGGTTTATACCCTGCTCTATCTAACAGATCCTTGCTAGCTTCTAGCTGAACGTACTCAGACTTAGCACCTGTGGCTAACCTTCTTACAGTTCCAGCAGCCAATGTAGCACTCAGTCCGAACTCCTCATTCATTCTCTGCATCATGTATTGCTGCACATGAGCTAGCTTTAAAGCCTTGCTTGCAGTCACTCTTCCAGATTCGCCAGCTGCATATCCAGCCATCTCTGCGGCCTTACCTATGGTACATCCATTTGCTACGAGTGTGTCAATCAACGCTGTTTGTTTGTCGGTTAATTTACGCATTTTACTTACTTGATTCATTGCATATCTCTCATATATCCCATTGCTTGCCCCCCTCACCCTCTCTCCCCCCAGATAGCATGATCTGATACTTACTTGTCAATACATGACGTTACGTCACACTGCCAAAAGAGGTATCATACTACCCCGTCAGACTATTGACAGACTATAACCATACTACACCAAATGACTGCCAACTTCACTTAGCTGCGTTTACTTATGTCATTCTCTATGACTCCTTGATCAAGTGAACCACCCACTCGTCTTGCCTGCATATCACCCGCATCCAAAAGTTCGCAAGGCGGCCAAGAGGCCGTTCCTCCTTGCTAACTTCAAGCGCCCAGAGGGCATTGGCTGGGGTGCTACTGGTCTTCACCGAGAGGGCGGTTCCCTCGATTTGATAAGGAGTCCTAGAGATGACAACGATAAGTAAACTTGCAAAGATGAAGTTGGAAGTAATTAACTTTCATACTACAGACAAACCGTCAGTTGACGGCCCAGTAGTCAACGACAACTTTCTAAAAGGTTTAGGTCGTGACGCCTGCTACACATCAAGCAACAGCTTGACGTTCAAGAAGAAGCAGCTTGCTGATTCACTCGCAGAATACGATCAAGCGTTTGCAGACAAGAACAGCTACGCCATCGAACGCACCGAGCGTTGGATCAACACTCTGATGCCAGAACTAGAAGAGCTTCAAGCTCGTCACGATGCAGACTGTCAAGTCTACACCGTTCTTACTGGCGGCGAAGCTTGGACAGCTAAGAAGAAGCCATCCACTAACGTCAAGGCAGCTAACTTCAGCGCACTCAGAAAGATGGTATCGTAAGATACCTCAAAGAGAGAGCTTCGGCTCTCTCTTCTACTTGTTAGTTTAACAAGGAGCTTCGGCTCTTTCTTTAACTAAGGAGGTTAACATGGACTACGAAGACATCATCATACTTGCTGGCTGGGTCATGCTTTGTCTAGCAGCAATAGGTCTGCTTGTTCTCGGATACATTGGCTAATTAAAACGAAACCAAAAACGAAAGGTAATAACTAATGCAACAAGACGAACACATCATGGCTTGGTGTCGGGTTCAAAAGAATCCGATGCCTTTAATTCTAAAAGTATTACTGCAACGAAAGGAATCTAAATCAAAATGAAACCAGAAATAGAGTATGATTCTCAAATGCTAATAGATATGGCAGAGAAAATCATTAACGAGCTATCGTTCATGCTCATACCTTCGCAACGAAATGAAATGGTAGTTGCTTTAACAGTTGCATACAAACACGGCAAAGCTGCTGGCATACAAGAGGCAATCGAACTCATTCGTGGAGCGTGACGTAACGTAACTTTCAATGTGACGTAACGTAACTTAATCCATGACGCTACGTCACACCCATTGCATTGATACTTTAAATAAAGTTTTATTAACTAAAACAGGAGAGAACTATGACAATCAAAGAGTTAATCTTGCATGGCGTTACATCAATAGAGCCAAAGCTAACTAGCTCAAGTAGCGTAGGCAATCAATGGAATAGCAGACGCATACGATTCGAAATGAATGATGGCAGTAGTTTTACTGTCGTTGCATTTGCAGATTACAAAGAAGATCTAAAGTTAAACATAGAAATACCAACAGCATTAAAAGGAGAGAACTAATGCTAGACTTCCAATCAAATGATTACAATTTCCCTATCGATACACAGCCTGTGTTTACACAGGACGGTGAGGTTATACCAGATCACAAGTGCATCATACGCACAGACACAGGCAAAGCGATGGGCTTACACGGCTCACGCTACAAAGCTATACCGCATGACGATGTAGTTAACTCTATCTTAGATAGCGTCAAAGCATCTGACCTGTCTTCAGATTACGATCTAACAGTAGACGTAATGGAAGATGGCCGTAAGCTTAGAGGTGAAATCTTATTTAAAGATCTTGTCCAAGAGCCAGCAGTCGGTGACTACGTTCAGTTCAGAGTCAGCTTCTTTAATAGCTACGATGGTTCATGGTCTTTTTCTCAGCGAGCCAATGGTCTTAGACTATGGTGTCTTAATGGCTGCACAACAGCAGATACTATAGCTAACTCTAGGTTCAAGCATACAGCATCACTCAATGTAGATGGCAGCGCAGCTAAGATCATCACAGGTGCAGAGATGTTCATGAATAAAGCAGAAGAGTGGCAAGCCTTTATGAAGGTACGCATTAACAGCGACCAAGTAGAGCAGTTCTTTCGCTCGACTATTTGCAAGGTAACAACCAAGCAGAAGCAAGTCACCAAGACAAACGAGAAACAACTAGAGAATCTTATCTCAGGTTGGCAAGAAGAAAGCGCAACACTAGGCCACAACAAGTGGGCTTTATACAACTGCCTCACATCATGGGCCACACACACACAGGATCTACGTGCACCAGAGGTAGCAAGATACAATCGTGAAACTATGATTAGCTCCGCTATGAATCACAACTTATGGAACACAATGAACATGGAGAATGTTTTATGATACAGACAACAATCACAACTGACAATCTTGCTAACATAATTGCTAGATATGTACCTTGGCCTCAACAACTAGAGAAGGTAGCAGATGAGCTTGAGAAACTTAATCCAAGGTTTAACCGCAAGCGTTTCGTTGCTCTTGGCACAGCAGCTTGGGAAAAAGCAGCGCAAATACCAGAGGAGATTGACGATGAGATACCTTACTAATGGATAAGGTAGAGTGTAAGCAATGTGATGGTAACGGGTACATAACTTGGGACATACCCGTTCCTCACAACTTTGGTATAGATATAGGATACATCGATACTGATACTGCTGAATGTGCTGATTGTGCAGGTAAAGGATGGATACCACCGCACCTAGTTGTTGACACTGAGGATTAGATTGCTGCATTAGTGCAGTATGAAATCGTATTTACAACAGTTACAAAAGCTATCTAAAGAATATAATGTTTCTTTAATTAAAGCTTTTGATCAAGCAAAATTACCTTCATCAACTTATTATAGGACAGTGAAGGGACAAACTGAAATGCGATATGAAACTGCCCTTAAGGTGCATCATGTCATTGAAAGATTACACCTACTTCAGCAAACCCGTGACGATCCCAAAAGATTACGAGGTCATGGTACAGATGCTAATAGACGCAAGGTTTTCCCAAAATTTAAGCCAAGAATTGTTAGCTCGTAAGATAGGTTGCACTACGTCCATCGTTCACAAGTGGGAAACTCACAAGAGAATACCATCAGGCTTTCTATTGTTCTGTTGGTTGGAGGCATTAGGATATGAACTCAAGGTCACACCTAGGTAAGATTGCTACCTGCATAGGCTGCAAAGAAAAGTCACACTATTATGTAGCGGTACTTAAGAATTATGG